AGAATATCGCAATCAATACATTGCGTTTCTTGAGGACTTTCTTTCGGGAAAGATCAAGCCGTCAACACAAGTTGATGTTAACATCGCGCGTGAGTTCCAAGCTGACTTGGACAACCGCGCTGACATCGACTACCGTGAAGGTCACTGGGATGATTACCCAGAGATTGTATCTGGCGGCAAATACTTTGCCAAACAAGCCGCAAAGTTAAAACGGCACATTGCTAAACACACATAATATTGTGGGGGCTAACGCCCCCCTTTTTTTGACAAGAATATCTCAATGCCAAGACAAGCTTTCATTAACTTCTTCTTTAGCTTAAACTCTGGAGTCTCAACTCCCTTGGCATCTTCAATAATTGTTTCCCAATCGCCGTTGGCATTTTCTTTCTCGTAGCGGAAGTCGGCTATGTAGGTGCAAATCTTCTGACCGTTGACCTCTAATGCGAAACGAACCTGTAGCTCAAGGTTGCGCACCCTACCTGCACGTTCAAGGCTCTTTATATATAGATACCGCTCTGACTCCCATTTGGAGTCAAACTTAATGCCCTGCACCGTTACTTTTTTGTTTCCGTACTTGGCTCTTGACCCATGCCGTTTGGGATTATATACAGAAGAAAACGTCATTTATGGGAAAACCTCCATGCCAAATCCAGTAAAGTACAAATCAGTAAGCGTTTCAATAGCAGCTTACGATAAATTAGTAAAAATAGCGGATCATGAAGACCGTGCTATAGGTCGCCAGTTATCTCGCATGATTGATGAGTCTTATGACGATGTGCAATCGAAGGTGGCATCTCGCTATGAAAGACGTAACAGCGTTGGCGGCATTGCTTCAGTTCTAGAAGACTAAAGCAGTCCTGCGTTTCCAAGACCGCCCAGTAGTGTTGCTGCCACTGCTGGGTTTTTTCGTGCGCGATCTCTAAGTTCTTTATTAACATTAGAGCGAAGAATATCAATTACACCAACAGGAGCAGCAGGACCTCCTTTTGAGATAGTTTTAGGTATTGATATTTGAGGCATTTCAGGTTGTTGAACATTTGGAACACTTGTTCGGTTTCCTTGTTCCTGTCTAAACATAGCACGAGGAAGTACGTTTTTTGCTACACGACTACTTTGCCCATAGGTAGAACCTATTCCACGAGCAATTCCACCAGCCCTACCAGCCATCTGTCCTACGTTTATACCTTCTTCCATTGCAGCTTGGTTCATTATATCCATTACGCCTTGAGCGCGACCTTCTGGGTTATTTATAGTAGCTCGCCTCATTGCTATATAAGCCTTTACAGATTCTGGCTTGTTAAAAATACTTACGATTGCTCTAAATTTAGCTAGTCTTCCTAGCACATTAAGCGGATGTGAAAATATTCGAGAAAACAATCCTGAAGCAGCAATAGAACCTTCTTTAGCTGCATCTCCACCAATAACAGCTAAATCGTCTGCAAAATCTTTTAATGCTTTAAAAGTTTGTTGACCTTCTTCGTCTAAAATTTGTTTTAAAGAACCCGGTTTATATTTGCTCAAGGTTTCTTGTAAAGACCTTGCTTTTGCAGCAGATGTAAATACATCTTCGTCAACTACACTTAGCATGTCTTGAAGAACAACATTCTTCATGTTTTGTTTCATTTGAGGGTTGTAGTCAAAAAACTTCATAATTTGACGCGTTTCGCTTTCAGTCAAATTAGGGTTTGTTAAAGCCTTAACAACGTCATCATAACTCGAAGATTTGTTCGGATTGTTTAAGTCTTTAATAACACTTGTTTTGAGAGCCTCTGTTTGCTCTTTGTTTGCTTTAACAACATTTTTTAAAGAAATTATAAGATTGGAAGAACCTCCTGCATCAAAAACTCTTTGCACATCGTTTGCATTTAAAGTATTTTTTATACTTGTTTGTTCCATAACCTTTGCAAGTTTTTTAACTTCGCCCCACTCTTTGCCAAATAATTTAGGTCCAGTAGTTCCAAGTTTCATAATACTTTTTGCAAATGCTTTACCGTTAAACGCTTCAGGATTTATTGGATCAAGTTTAGATTCTTTTATAGCCATACTAAAGAAACGGCCTCCAAGTTCGTCCAATAATTCGTTTGGGTTATCAACTGCACTTATTACAGCCTGAAGGCGTTCAGGAGAATCTGGTTTAATAACTTTAGAAAAAAAGCCATCTGATATTGCTCGTGGACCTGCATCACCAAAGGCTTTTAAGTCTTGTATAGACCGTATAACACCAATGTTTGATAAATCTTCAAACCTACTAATGCCTTTTCTGTAATTATCATTAGCAGTTTTGCGCAACTTTGCTGCCGCAGCTAATATTTCTCTTGTGTCTTTAGGAAGTTCTAATCCTGTAGGAAGAACTAAGCGATTAATAATATCATCGCTGTCTAACATATTATCAAGCAAACCTTTAAGACTATTTAGTTGTTTTGTTCCTTGAGTTCCAGCACCGAACATTAAACTGTCATTAACGTGCTTTCTAAGAGAAACAAGGTTTCTAAAACTAGCTCTTCCACCCGCATCTGTTAGTTCTTTTAACGAGTTATATGCAAGACCAACGGAACCTTCTAAGAGAGATGTCCCATGATCTTCAATCATGTCATCAAATTTACTCATAAGACCACTAGTGTTAAATAATTTTAACTTACCGCCTTCTTTGAGAACCTGAACACCGTCTATAGTTACTGGAACTTGTATTTGCGCCAAAGCATCGTCTATAGCACCATAAGCACTCCGCGATACGTCATCAAAAGCATTAAATGCTTGAACTATACTGCCAAGAGTTTTTGCGTTTAAATCTAAATTCTCATCTACAGAAGCATATAGCATTTTCATGCCAGTATCTATGGCGTCAAAAGTTTCCGAGTGAGATTTTTTTATGTTTGAATTTAATTTTGAAAATTTAGAAGGAGCGTACCACATTACGTCTTTAGCTAAACCCTCTACAGGATCACCTTTTATAGCATTAGTAAAGGTTTTCTTTTCTTCCAAAGCTACTGCTAGGTTGTTGTCCATTCTTGTTGTATTTTTTGTAGCATTTTCTCCAAAAAGTTGAGTGTAAGCTAAAGGTTCTGGAGCACCAAGAGAACGTAAAGATTGAATATAACCTTTACTAAGTAATCTTTCGCCTTGGTCTAATTGTTTTAAAGTCACTTCATCCATTGCGCTAAGAGAGCCGCCTGCACGACCAGCAAGTGATTTGCCAGCGCGTCCTAATCCACGCACCCCTGATGCTACTATAGCGCCAGCAACTTCACCACCAGCACCAATAACAGCTTCTATAGCTACATCTTTAGTCACATCACCAAGACTTTGAGTTTGTACTCCAAGCAATGTCTCAATGGCCTCCTCTAGTGCTTGACCACCAGCCGCACCAGCGGCTGCGCCACCAATCGAACCAATTCCAAAAGTTAAACCACCACCAAGAATAGCCCCACCAATAGAACCTATGGTTTCAGGTAAGATACCAGCGAAGTCAGAAAAATCACGCATACTAAAACCTTCATCTTCGATAATGAGGTTTTTTCCAATTGGCTCCATGCCACGGGCTTTTTGTCCTGCTTCAGTTAAGGCAAGTCGTCCAGATGGATCACGCACATAGCCATCTTCTCCAACAGTCTTTTTTAAGATTGCTTCACGATCACCTTCAGTTTCACCAAAGGACATTAAAGCGCGAAGTTTACCGTCTGCACCTGATTCATAGTCAAACATATCACGGTCTTTGTTAGTTCTTTTATCAGCAACTTGTGTTAAACTTTCACCTGAATTTAAACCAGAAAAAGCTAAAGACGCCATTAGGTCTGACACTTCATTAGTTTCTTTATTTTGTTTAATTGCTTGTAGAGCCTCAAAGCTCTGTCTTTCATTTAACAAACCTGATTTTAAACCTTGAAGAAGATTATATTTTGTTCTGTCATCCATTATTTAACGACTCCAAGTGTTTTTAAGTCAGCGTTCATAGACTTTCTTTCAGCTTCTGTAAGCTCACCATCTCCAAAATAACTAGAAATTTTTTCTCCTGAAACTTGATCAAGATTTGTTAATCCTTCAAGGATTTTATTTTCTTCTCCCGTAACAACATCATTGTATAGTTTTGCAAGTTTGAATTCTAGTAAATCTGGATTTGAAAATAATGTTTTATCCCCAACAATTGATTTTACAAGTGAACGTTCAAAGTCAGATGTATTTTTGCCGCCTTCACCTAATATATTATTTGCTTGTTTTGCTTGTAATTCTGTCAAAATAGCTTTCATTTTTTCGTTTGGATTAGCACCTTCTGAAACATTAACTCCAAATGCACTTGCCGCACTGTCTACAGTGTCTAGTAAGGTGCTAAATACATTTACAGCACCCTCATCTGACATTGTTTGAAGGTTTATAAATTTTTCTTTATTTGTTTGATTTGATTTAAATCTTTTTTGAAGCGCCCTGTACGCAGCATCAACTTTCGCATCACTAGCCGAAACAACTTGGCCTCTTTTAGCTTGATTTGGGAGGCCGTAAAAAACGTCAATCATGTACATAGGGTCATCATCCCCAGTTATGAGAGACATTTTTCTTGGGGTTGTGTCAAAATATTCTTTAGCCTCTGGTGTTTTCATAGCCTCTGATACAACAGAACTCCAAACTGATCCGGGCAGTACCTCAAACTGAGAAGCAAATTCAGGATTCTTAATAAGTTTGTCTAACTCATATTTACTCAATGATTTACGCTTACCTTCTCCCTGCGCTAAACTAGCCAACAAACCTTTTACATTTTCAAATTTTGGAACAACAAAGTAATCGGTACGTTCCATTGCCTTTTCTCTAGCTGCAAGAGCTTTAGCTTCATCAGCAGACCTCATCTCTAAGGCAAACTTGCCAGCCGCTATACCATCTTGACGCGATCTTTCTCTAGCTTTTTCTAAGGCAGGCAACGCCGCTTGACCAGCCTCACCGACTGCGCCTAGCATTTTCCCTATGTTAAAACCTTTACCCGCTTTGTTTTGCATTAGCGCAAGACCAAAAGACATAAGAGCATGACTCTTATCCACCTTGCCGCTAATGTCTATGCCAGTGGCTTCAGCAAACTTTTTCTTGTATTCATCTAAATCTTTAACTTTTGTGTCTGGGCCTGCGCCACGCACAGCCTCCAAATAGTCATTTAAACCAGCCATAGCCGCTTGTTCAATTTCATCTTGTGAAACAGTCGGGTCAAGGTCAGCTTCTTTGCGCCGCAATGTTTCCTCTATTGAAGACTTGACCTCCTTTTTCGGCTGTAATTGCGCTAATGTTTCATCAATGTCCGTTGCAAGTTGATCTAATGGAGATTCTGCAAAAATAGGATCATTTTCTGGCAAACTTTCAAGACGCTTTGCGACATCCGCTACAGCTTTTCGATCTTTTAACTGACTAACAGGAGGCATTTCCTGAAGGATGTTATACTCACTCAACAACTCTTCTTCATTAAATTCTGTGGGCAATCCAAATTGGACAACTCGACCATCTTCTGGACGCTGATAAGCACCGAACACTTGTTCGGGTTGTGCAAAAAGCTCAGATATTCTCTCACCCAAGTTGTCTTCTTCTTGAAAATAATCTAAAAATGAGCGTTGATCATCAATTTTTCGGATAAGTGAGTTGTCTATTTGTGGCAAAACTCTGGGCGCACTTGTACGCCCCGGACCTTCTTCTTGAAACAAAGAACCCAAACCAAAATTAGTATCAGCCATTTATTTCCCCTATGCCGTGTTCAAGCCTTGAAGACCTGCATATGCGCCAACTCCTGATAAGAATGGGTTTGGTGCAGACGAAGGCTGCGTTGTAAACTGTCCATACATTGAAGCTGACGGTGATCCTGTCAAGTATGTTTGTCCATAGCTATATGGAGCAAGTGCTTGCTGCGTTGTGTTTAGCGTATTTTGACGCGCAAAGTCCCTCGCTTGTTGATTGTACTGACGATCTTTGCCACCAAGCTCGTACATAAACCCAAGGTCCGCAGGCTGCATTCCAGCATACACACGACCAATATCAGCAGACGTTCCAGACAATGCGCCATATGCCTTGCCAATGTCAGCTTGTGCGCCACCAAGTGCGCCCATTGTTTGGCCCAAGCCGCCTGTCAAGCGACCAGCTTCTAGGCTGCGCTTCATTTCATCTTGCTGCGCTTTTACTTGCGCATCAGCCGCTGAAAGCCCCATGCTGCGATACATGTCCGCTGCTTTCATTATACGATTTTTATCAGCCTCAAAAGCTCTTTGATTTAACTGACCTTCAGTGCTTGTAGCAGCAAGACCACGCGTAGCCGCATCCTGAAACGCTTTTGACTCAAGGCTTGCTCCAGATGTGCCAAGCTGACCTGTTAGCCCAGATGCTTGTAGCGCACGTTTACGAGCCGCCTCATCTGTTGCCATTGCGCCTGAGAGCGCTCTGTCATATCCTTGGGACATAAGATTAGCAATTGTACTTTGCTTCGCTTCATCAATGGCTCTTTCAGTTTCAGCCGCTTGAACCCCTCTACGAGAACCGCCAAATGCCCCTGCGCTAAGAGCTTTAGCCGCATCAGACTGGCGGCGTTTAGCCCCTTCACGATCAATGCGCGACATAGCCGCATCAATGACCTGCTCTTTGTAAGGGTCCATAAACTCTTGTGTTCTTACACCCGGATCAAAGCGCCCTAGCCCCTGTTCGGCAAGCTCAAAGGCACGACCTGTGCCACGTTCAAACGCCTCACGAGCGCCAAACTGACCACCTTCATCAACGTCTACTGTAGGTGCTTGACCAATACCAAGCTCTAGCGCATCTCGTGCGTCTGTCAATTCTGTGTTATATATCCCTTTAGCGTCTACTGAGCCACGGCCTTCGTCTAGATACGTTTTTGCATCAGGGAAGTAATCAGTAAGAGCATCAGAAATAGTTTCCTGACCAGTTTCCAATCCAGCCGATGCTTCTGGAAGATAACGAGCCATACCTGTTTCATCTTGAAAGTAGGGCAGGTAACGATCCATAAACGCTTGGCGTTCTTCAGCCGTATCAAATGTTCCTGTAACAGCGCCCTGAAGTGGGCTACCTGCTTGCACATAATCAGGTATTCTAAACAGTTCAGGGTCATCAATTAAACCCCCACCTAAAATACCTTCTTCATCTGGGGTTCCAAAAATTCTAGCGAGTAGTGCTTCATCGTACTCTTGAATGTATTTTGGCCTAGCCTGAATTTGTGTGACTGTATCCGACATCAGGCGTTACCCTCCAAGTTATCCATCATGCTATACATTGTTTGGATTCCTCTGTTCAAGTTTCCATTACCAGCGCCCTTAACTGCATCACGAGTCATTACAAACTCACCTGCGGTCAACATAGCGGGAACGTCATCTTTTGTTCCAGAACCCTCGCTTGGCATAATACCACCATCTCGACGCGGGAAATATGCAGGTCCACCTTTATTAGCATACAACAAATCACTCGCTGAACCCTGCCTGCGGTTAACTGGCCTAAACCTTATAGGCCCTTCTCCTGCACCACGATTGAATCTTTCCATCATTCCGTATGGATCAGGGTCTTCGTCTTCACTAAACAGGGTATCAAGCAATTGCGAACCAAGGCCCATTATTAAAGCCTCGCCTGCTTTAGTATTTAATATGCGACCAAGCCCAGTTTCTGTTTGTTTCGTTCCAAACAATTCACCTATTCCCAAAAGCCCCTCTGCTCTGGATACTGCTCTGGGTACTTTAGTAGTCATTAAATTGTCTTTATTCATTTTGTTCGTAATAGCATCTAAACCGCTTGTGGCTCCAGAATCTCCTGTCAACCCTAAAAAAGCGTCAAGAGAGTCCATACCAGTGCCTGTGCCGCTAATCGCGCCAAGTCCACCACCGATTGCTCCACCAATCAAAGCGTCACGCAAAGATGGCTTTTTGCCCTGTAAAGCTTGAACCGCAAGATTACTAACAGCGCCTTGAATCATAGGATTAGCAGCAGCTTTCGTCAGAAAAGGCATTATTGACTCTAAGAAAAACTCTCGTTTTCCAGTCATTGGATTTATGCTGTTTTGACCTGACCCAACCACATATCGTTTGGGATCAGCGCCTACATCTCTAAAAGCTTTCCCAAGACCACGAGCAACTTGAGGGCTGCGCTGTAGCACCTCTCTAGGCACAATCATTTCGTTTGGATTAACGTGCGCCATCATTGTGTCGCCGTTTCTTCCGTGCCTTGCCATACCTTGCATCATATTAACCTCACAACCGCTAAGATCAAGTTACCAAATGTTTGCATAAAATACTAGAGTGTACTGCCAGAAATAGCTTCTGGGGCTGTAACCCGAATATTTGTACTTCTTTTTTCTGATCCTGTCCAACTTTCTCCACAGTCAGGACAGTTCCCATCAGGGTAAGACGCGATTTCTTCAGGGGTATCCACAGCGTTTGTGCAATTTGCGCAATGCACCATATCAGTGCTTGTGGAAGGCTTCCATTTAGAGCCATCTGGCATCGTAATAATTGTGTCACTCATGATATTGTCACCGTTACTGCACCCACGCCACAAGTCCCTTCAGACCCACGAACATGTGGTGTGTTGATTTCTGATACTTTTAAATAGCCACCATGATTAAACACAGCGCCGACTTCTAGACCACTATCATCTGTTTGTAACGCCGTAAAAACAGTGAACGTGTTACGCCCTTCACTGGGGTTTTGCATGTTTTGAAGATATGTTGAGTAAGACCTCAAAACTTCTTCAAAATATTGATTGCTATACTCCTGCGGGGGTATTGGGAAAAATGGAAGGTTTAAGTTTCTAGACATTAACGCCTCCCATCAGGTCGAACATCTACCCGTGGTGAACCTAAACGCCACCCCGTTCCAATGTCATCGCTTTCAATTCTAAACGCGAATGACCTTCCTCTAAGCCGAACAAATACTTGATCTGTAAACTGCTCAATGGGAACAGATGCGGTTTTAGATACTGTGCTGGCATCAGATGATAAGTAGTTTCCGCCCGGAAAATTTCTTACCTTCAGTGTCATAGTAGCACTAGGCTCTGGATTAGTAGAGTTTCTAAAGGTCATGTCTGGTATCATTCGTCGCATAAATACAAACTGCTCACCTTCTCCAAGGTCCATTTGGCTTGATTCAATATAAGCGCTGATTCCACTTGCAGGACTTGTACTACCATCGTCAAAGCCAACTTCATGAAAGTACAAGTAATGATCTGTTGCTGCTGCAATTGGATCACTATTTACGCCACGATCAAGCCAGCATGTACGAGACAAGTTGCCATAATACCATATTTTTTGATCATAATTATATGTTACATAGCGATCATTTTCGTTACTTGATGAGGAAGGATAAAACCAAGTCACTTCAGAAAACGCAGTGTTTGTTGCAGCAGTTACTTTTTCTAATTGATCAACATTTATGTCCGTAAAGACGTAATCTCTTACGGAGCATGGCAAGCGCTGCACAGCACCACCATAAACATAAAACTCTTCCGCACCCATCCAGAACACATTATCTTCCACAGCGATTGCAGATAAAGGTCCAGCGATTGTAATGTTTGTAGATATTTCGTTTATACCGAATGTAAAAGGAGGCCCTAAAAATTGCATGGCGTGTAGTGAAACATCAGTAAAAACAAGAACTTGTTGCCTTGTTTCTATAGCCGTAACAATCTTTGAACCAGCGCCAATCCGTAAGTCTCCTGCTGTATTTGTCACAAGAGACTGCCATTCAGTTATATTCTCTTGATCAGAAAATCTTATAAGCAATGGGTCTTGAACTCCGGGTACTAGCTCTGAATCACATGCGAAAGCGATAACATGACGGTCACGATCAGAAACAAGAACTTGCTTTGCTATTGTAGGAACTTTGTTAGCACCCGCTACATCAGACAACTCAACGGCTCTAGTAGCTAATCCATTTGTGTTGTCCCAATAATATATACCGCCATCACGCACGTTAATTAACAGGTCTTCACCAAAATTATCGTGCGACCATATACGAAGCGTTTGACCAGCAACAGACAAAGATGTCGAGCTTCCCCATGTTCCCCGACCCCATGTTCCTGCACCCCAACCATTTCCAATAATAGTAGTATCTAAGCCTGTGGTAATCTGATAACTGCCAACAACGCTAGAACCACCATTTCCACTATCTGATGTTGTTGCAAAAACATAAGTCTCATTGAGGCCAGAGGTTGTTGTTATGCTGCCTATTGTAGAAACAGTACGAGCCTCTACCTGATAACTATTAGCGTTAATAATAGATGTAATTTGATATTCTTGATTAAGAATATTTGCAGCTATTACATCTCCTAATGATGCCGCTCCAGAAAATGTTACAAAATCATTTTCTAAAGCACCATGACTTGTATCTGAAACAATTAATGTTGCACATGTTACAGCCGCGCTAGAAGAATGAGATGCAGCAACTGTACCATTAAGACCACGGATACATCCCTGTAAAGTATTGCTAGAAACATTAGCATAGGTAAGGATTTCACTACCTATTTTTACACGACCAGAATTGGGGAACCCTGAAGCACTTGTAAGTGATATGCTTACATCACTTGCAGTTATATTCGCAGACAAAGTATTAGCGCTTGCGGAAAAAGTTACATCTCCTGCTGATGTCGTTGCGCGAATTGGTGTGATGTCGTCATACCCGCCACCTTGACTGATGTAATACTTTAAGTTTGTTCCAACACCTAAATAATTAGACCCATCTAGTGCAACCCAAGGGTGCAATGCGCGGCAAGTTCCTAAAAAAGAACTCACTGAATTCTTTACCCATCCTCCAATTTTCTCAGGAAAGCCAAAACGAAATCTGACTTTATCCATGTCAAACCAACCGCCCTCATTTGAATATGACGTAGTTTCGCGGTTAACGCCGGGGCGAAATTGAAGTTTGGTAAATGGCATCAGCAACCTCCTACTAAGGCAATTATACACAATTCGAACAATTGTACGAGTTATTCTTTTTTAAAAAATAACCCGAACAATTTAATCTATAAGCTCAAAATGCGGCCCATCTATAAACGGACGGCGATCTTGTTTTCTGCGCAAGTCGATATAAGCATTCATGGCTTCTTCCATAGTGCCGTCCCACTTGCGAATGTCCATAGGATACGGCATTTCAGGTGTTCCCCAAGCAGCCCCCCAACAGATAGGAACACCCACGACAATAGCAGCTTCCTTGATTGCATCAGCTAAATCATCGTACAGATTTAGTTCCCAAGATGCTCTCCCATTTATATAGGCCATAATGTCAAAAGCCTTTCCCTCAAGGTGCTTGGACTTCATCGTCTGGGAAGCTCCCTTGGCTACCAACTCTTTCTGTTGCTCAAGAGTTCTCATGCCTTGCACAACACCGAAATCAGTTTTCGTAAGTGTTATGGCGTGTTTAACAACAGCTTGTAGCCGCTCATCAATCCCTTCCAGCTTATCAAGGCTGCGTCTGCTTAGTTTGAATCCCATTTTTTTTCTCCAGATATAACCGCCAACAGTTGACGACTGTGTTAATTGATACTGCGCTAAACAGCATAACCCATTGCCAAATCTCCATTACTTCCTCTTAAAGAATGATTGTGCGCCACGAATTCCAAAAGATGCTGAAATTGCAATTCCAAGGCTGTAAAAATACCAGTCTGGTGCCTTGTTAAGTTGCTCAAATCCACGATCAACCCAACCTTCAGCGCCCGGAATCCAGCATAAAATCAATGGAATAGACAGAATAATTACAAAATATTCGTCCTTCCAACTTGTTTTTGCGCCTTCAGCCATGACTCGTTCCCAGTCGGCAACGCTTGTCTCTTTTGACAATAATATTTTTGCTTTCGCTTCGGCCTCAGTAAGTTTGAGCCGTGCTTCTGCGGCGTTTTTATCTGCCTTTCCTTGCAGCCATGATCCTGCAAGATTAGCTATTGGCCCTAATGCAGCGGTAAAAATACTCATTTCTCAGACCCCAGCCACACGGCGAACGCGCCTGTCATGGCCCCAGAACATACTGAAATCATTGCACTTTGTTGCGTTGACAAGTCGTCTAGAGTCATGCCCCACTCCAAAACTCGAATATACATAACAGTCATTACCAGCATCATCAAACGCGGCATAATTTTCCACGCTAAAATCTTTTCCATTGCTACAGCCATCGCTAAACCTCTATGTTAACTTTTGTCCCAGTTGGCCTCTCAGCCTGCGTTGCATGACCAAACTTATCATAACTTTGATGTAAGTCCAATCCTTGCTTCCGAAGCGCCTCTAAGCGTGCGTGATTAGCCCTATGCTCCTTTTCTACCCTCTGCTCTATCAGGTGATTACTTATGCGCTCACGCACCCTTGTTCGAGCGTGTATGTCTGATGCCACGTTAAAAGGCATATTGCTGCTTATACCTTGAGTTCCATCACTCATATTGTAGCCAGCCAAACAAAGCCAAACAAACATCCAGTGCAAATAACAAACAAGGCTATACCTGCCGCCCATTCAGATATTTTTTGTTTTAATTCAATTCTTCTGTATTCATGCTCTCTTTTTTCTTTTCTTAGCTTGGCTTCTATTTCTAAAATTTCTTGCCATTTTGAGGGGCCATAATACGCAGAAATAAAATCTTTTAGCTCCTTGCGCATGGATTCTGCTTTTTGCTTTGCTGCAAATATCTCCATCGCTTGAGCCTGAACGCCTCCTCCTAGTGCCTTATACCAAGGGGGTTTTTGAACTTGACGATCTGCAAAGTCTAAATCTGCTATAGCACCTGCCCATTGGGAAAGTTGACCACCCATATCTTGTAGGTCCCTGCCTATAGATATGCCTTTTTTAAGTGCTCTAAATGCTGTTGTTGCTCCAGCTATAGCGGTTATTGGGTCGATCATAATTCACGAAAGCTCCTTGGACAAACATAGTCAGGATCAACGCGATAAACGCGCTTGTTGTACATACCATCACATTGATAGTGACAGGCTTTATAAAACCAGCTTCCGTAGCCGTTTATGAATACATGCCCATATCCTATAAATACAAGCGTGCAAATCATATTATCGCTCCATTAAGCGATCTATTTTCTCTTCTATTCTATCAAATCTAGCTACAATTTGATTCATTACCGTAGAGCTATCATTTTTATTGACGTAATCTTTTGCCATTTCTTCTCTTGTTTTGTTCAACAAAATTTGAATACGACCAAGTTCGCTATGTTGAGATTTTAACCACCAACCTATACCGCCAATCGCAGCAGTCAGTCCTACGTTTATAAGTGCATTCATTTCCATTTTATGGCTTTACAGGCCAAGTAATACTGCTTGGGAAACCAGATTGCTGCGGTACATTCCTTAAAGCAGTTCTATAAGCAGTCATTGCATCACTCATTGTGACATCTGACAAAGCGTAAAAATCAGTAGCCGCTAATCGGCTATCTCTTTCAGACCTAACATCACTTTCCAATATTGCAGCATCTGTTAATATGGGAAAGGCTCTGTACGATCTCAAAGGACTAGAAGATAGTGCTTCTATCTCAGATACTCTTTCAGACCCTAGTGTGGATTTTACAACATCTAAAAGTTGACTTTCAGTTAGATTGGTAGCTTGAGGGTCAACCTTTACACACTCAAGATGCTTTTGATTTGTGAAATCTACGCAAAAGTAGACCTCTATTATAGCGCTGTTATCTTCCGAAAGATTTACGCCATTTACGTTCCAAACAGACATTTAATTTCTCCTTTTAATTCCAGTAACACACTAAGACGATACCCGCCGCACCGCTGGCACCGTTACCTGCACTATTTGGGCTGTCAGCGTTTGTACCACCCGCACCGCCGCCACCGCCGTAACTTTGTCCAGCCTCGCCAACTGTGCTAGGCCAACTTCCTACTGCCCCTCGACCACCATTACCGATGTAAGTGGCAAGCCACCCAGTATCTAAGGGTGAAGTTCCCCTAGCGGCAGGCCCTGCATTTGTTGCTGCTTGACCGCTATCGCCGCCGCCTGCACCGCCGCCGCCGCTTACGCCAGAACCGCCATTGTTTCCGTATCCTGTGGTGACGTTTATACCCTTCCCACCAGTATAATTAGCATCGCCGCCGCTTGCCGTACCACCGCTGCTTGAGTTGTCGCCTGAGTAGTTGCCATCGTGTTGACCTCCACCCCCACCGCCTGCGGTCAATGAAACGCTGTTGCCACTCACTGTTGTGTTGCCGCCTGAACTACCGTTACCCGCAGACGGTGAATAACTGTGACCTGCCCCGCCGCTGCCTCTAGAAACGGTATATGAGTCACCAGACGTACCAATAAAGCCTTTAATTGAAACACCACCGCCGCCGCCGCCTGATGATCTTTCAGCCGCTGCGCTTGATTTCTGAGAGGTGTCTAGCATACCCGCACCACCGCCGCCACCGCCGATAGAGATGATAGCAACAGCGCCGCCTTGTGAAAGAGTAAAGTTACCTGTTTTGGTTTCGATGGTGTCAGGGGTGCCAAGGTCAAATGTGTATGTGCTGCCATTCCAAACAGGAGCAGTTACATCACTAGCTCCGTACCATTCATTAAAGGCCATTTGTGCCTCAGAGGACTTGCCAATAAGCCCCCTGATATCAGAATCATTCAGAGCAACTTCGGTCCCAGAGGAGCCGCCAACTTCAACGTGCATTTCATTTAGGGTTATTTGACCACTACTTGGTAGAGGCATTTTTTAACTCCTCAATTTCAGCCTTTAATTCTTTGATAGCTTCAATAAGCAAGCCGTGCAATTGGTCATATTGAACAGTTTTATACTCAACACCATCGTCTGTCTTTAAGGGCAGTGTGCTTTCTTGGATTGCACTTGGTAGAACCTTTTCGACTTCCTGTGCAATAACCCCTGCGCTTTCTTTGCCATCTGCTTTGTACGTAAAGGTGTAGCCGTTTAGCTGACTCACTTTATCCAAAGCGCCTGTGATTGGCTTAATGTCTTCCTTGAGTCGCTCATCAGAAATCGTGGTTGAATAAGCAATGACGTTGCCATCTGCGTGAAAATCACCATCAGCTTCAAATCGAAACTCATTACTGTTGTTAATGTACACATCCATTTGTGTGTTGTCTGTGAAAGTAATGTAATCAGTAGCATCTAAGCCAATTTTCCCTGACACGAGTGCGTCACCAGTTACAGTAACTCCATCTAAATTTGTTGTGCCGTCTACATCTATGTCACCAGAGATGTCTAACGAAGCAAATACGGATGTTCCTGTTCCAGTGATTGTACCACCAACACCTAAATTACCAGCAATCGTCACATTTGTTGTACCTGTTGGTATTTCTAAAACATCTGCATCAGCGTCATTTTTAATAGTAACATCATTAGTGCTACCCTGCCCTGTCAGGATAAGACCTTCAGCAGCCGTATAACCAATAGCTGCATTATCTCCTGCGGCGGTATCACCGTCTGGTTCAAATGTAGTAGCTGTGGCAACACCACTAAAGTTTACAGCAGTGCCTGTTAGTGTTTGCGTTAAAGTCACCTGCCCATCAGAGGCAATAGCAATGGCATCAGTATCACTAGCCGAACCTATATTACCTGCATTGGGTATAACTATATTACCGCCAGTAGTCATCAAACCACCGCCAGTGTATGTACCCGACACATCTATATTTCCGTTTACATCGAATAGAGAAGAAGAGTTTATCTGCACTGTGGGGGCAGTTACATCTAACGTAGTACCTGAATTTATTTCCAAGTGTCCATTTGCTGATGCAACTATGTTTTCTCCACCAGCAGCATCGTTAAAGGACAACTTACTATCTACAGCTAAAACAAGTTCATCTGCTGACTGATCCCATAACAAGAAGTGACTAGCAGATGCACCAAAAAACTTTACATCGTAACCTGTATCATCAACACCGACTGTAACTGTATTGTCAATTTGAACAGCACCATCAATGTCTACAGCATCTAAATTAGTTGTACCGTCTACGTCAAGATCACCATTAAAGTCTGCATTACCTGCAAGTGTTAGCGTAGTTGCCATATCAACAGCACCATCAATGTCTACAACATCTAGGTTAGTCGTGCCGTCTACGTCAATATCTCCACTAATATCTAAAGATGCAAAAACAGAAGTGCCTGTTCCAGTAACAGTACCGCCGACAACAACGTTACCCACAACATTTATCGCGTCGAAGTGGGCATTATTAAATATGTTTGCCGCTACAGCACCGCTACCTGCGCCGTCAAAAAACACAACCGCAGTTTTACCTGCTGGAATTTCGTAGTCGTTACTAGAGTTATACGTTCCCTGAAACAACAATATGCTGCGTGATCCAGATAGATTGTTGCGGACATATACAATTTTTTCCGCATTGTTTGGAGTAAGTTGCACAAAGGCCGTGCCGCCTAAATCTCCTCCATCTGCAAATATAACCAAACGATTACGCCCATTAGAAGCGGCTCCGTCCGTAACAGGCAATGTGTTTGGAGAACCAGAAGACCCTGTAGCCCCAAGAGTTACAGAAACCTGCCCATCAAGAGCGGTGTCTAATAGTTCTAAGTTTGTGTTTGTAGTTCCTCCCCATGTGCCAGACTGTTCGCCTGTAGCAATGAGTTCAATACCGTTGTTTGTTGTATATGTACTAGGCATTTTTTATCCTATGCTGCTATATCATCCCAGTTTGAAGATTGGGACGGCGTTACTTCATCCCAGTTCGGAGATTGAGATGGCGTTACTTGATTATAACTTGGTTCTTGATTTGGAACAATAGGCCCCCAAACAAGAACCTGTGATGTTTCTGCTGTCCCAAAAACACCTTCTGGGAACACATTTGCTTTTGCTGAGATTGTGACAGACCCAACTTGACCCGTCCCAGAAACACCTGTGACGGAAACATTTCGGGATATAGATGTAGTTACTGAACCAACCTGTGCTGTGGCGCTTACTCCAGTAATAGAAACATTGGCTTTTGCTGAAACTGTGGTTTCTCCAGCCTGTCCAGTACCAGAAACTCCTGTAACTGAAACAGTTCTTGAGACAGAAACAGTAGTTGTGCCGACTTGACCAGTTCCAGAAACGCCTGTAACGGAAACACTTTTTGGTATAGAGGCAGTAGTTGACCCAACTTGTCCAGTTCCAGAAACTCCTGTAACCGAAGAATTTGCATCTGCTGTTGTAGTGACAGAGCCAACTGAACCTGTGGCGCTAACTCCACTAACAAAAATACTTATTGCAGGAATTACTGTAACAGAACCTACTGATCCAGTTGCTTCTAGCCCAGTAACTGAAGAATTAGAATTGGCGACTACAGAAACAGAACCAACTGACCCTGTTGCTGGTAAACCTGTCACTGGAGCAGTCGCACCTGCGGCTGCGGTTGCAGAGCCAACCTGCCCTGTTGATTCTAATCCTGTTACATTTATAACTTCATTTTCGTGTATTGTTACAGTACCAACACCACCAGTAGCAGATACACCTGTAACATTTACGACTTCATTTTCATCAACAGTAACAGAACCAACTGACCCTGTTGCTGATAAGCCAGTAACAGAAGAATTTGAAGCTGCATTTATTGTAACCGAACCCACACTGCCTGTGGAAGAAATCCCAGTAACAGGTATATTACCTATACCAGATACAGAAACTGAACCAATTTCACCTGTTGCAGAAATGCCTGTGACAGAAATATCTGCGGAAGCATTTGTAGTTACAGAGCCGATCCCCCCTGTCGATGAAAGTCCTGTAACAGAAACACTTTTTGGAATAGAAGCTACAGCGGAACCAACATTTCCAGTTGCTGATACTCCTGTGACATTTACGTTCTGAGATTGTATAACAGAGGCGCTGCCAACTTGCCCAGTTGCACTTAACCCCGCAGGCGAAACATTGGCTTTAGCAACAACAGATACAGCACCCACACTGCCTGTGGAAGAAATCCCAGTAACAGGTATATTACCTATACCAGATACAGAAACTGAACCAATTTCACCTGTTGCAGAAATGCCTGTGACAGAAATATCTGCGGAAGCATTTGTAGTTACAGAGCCGATCCCCCCTGTCGATGAAAGTCCTGTAACAGAAACACTTTTTGGAATAGAAGCTACAGCGGAACCAACATTTCCAGTTGCTGATACTCCTGTGACATTTACGTTCTGAGATTGTATAACAGAGGCGCTGCCAACTTGCCCAGTTGCACTTAACCCCGCAGGCGAAACATTGGCTTTAGCAACAACAGATACAGCACCCACACTGCCTGTAGAGGCCAACCCAGAAACAGGGACATCACTTGCACCAGAAACGGACACTGAACCAATCTGACCTGTCGCAGAAAGTCCTGATACAGAAACATTCGAATCCGCAGTGGTTGTTACAGTACCCACACTACCTGTGCAGGAAACGCCAGTAACAGAAATGTCTTTTGGAATAGATGCAACTACAGTACCCACACTTCCTGTGCAGGAAACACCTGTAACAGAAACACTTTTTGGAATAGATGCAACTACAGAGCCAACACTACCTGTAGAAGAAACGCCAGTAACAGAGGTATTTGAAGCTGAATCCGTAGTTGCGGAACCAACTCCACCTGTCGATGACAAGCCTGTAACTGAAATATTTGAAGATGTAATTAAAGTTACAGAGCCAACCGCTCCTGTAGCGGAAAGCCCTGTAACAGAAATGTCTGCTGAAGCATTTGCAGTTACAGAACCCACGCCGCCTGTAGCGGAAAGCCCTGTAACAGATACGCTTTCAGGTATTGAGGCGATTACAGAACCGACTTGACCTGTTGCACTTAGTCCAGTCGGTGAAGCGTTTGCTTTTGCAACAACCGTTACAGAGCCGACACTTCCTGTTGAGGAAACACCAGTAACGGGGGTGTCACTTGCCCCCGCTGTTGTAACTGAACCAACTTGGCCTGTGCCAGAAACACCAGTAACGTCTACAGGAAGTGGGTTGCCCCAAGTGCCTGTAGACCATGTACCACGCCCCCAGCCTGCAACAATTGCCATTTCATTTACCTATAAACTAGGCTATGCGAATAATGGCGCTACTTGAGTTTGCAGTGGGGAAAACAACTGTGAAGTCTCCAGCAGTCGAAGTTTTATCTCCGCCGAAGTCTAAAACAACTACAGTTGGATCACCTGAAGCACTATCATTGTAAATCAGTGCGCCACGCGCAGTAACAGTTGCGTTGCTAAAGGTAAGATCACCAAAATCAGTAAGCGCTGTTGTGCCGCTTGTAGACGGATCAACTCTTGTGAGGGCTGCACCACCTGCGGTGTAGTTTGTTCCGCTTACTTCGTTTGAAGTTGTATATGCTGTGGTAGCCGCTGTAAACGATGCGCTATTTGTATACATCGCTAGTTTAAAGGTGCTTCCACCAGAGTTTTTAAAGTTATGAACGGCCTCAAGGATTTCCTTCTTAAAGCTCGTGCACATAAAGTTGCCAGAAAAGGCCATTTCATAGTCTCCTTATAAGTTCCGCAAGGCTTGGATGCCCTGCATCTGTAAGTGCGTTATATACCGTAGTTCTATCACTTTTGATAGCCTCTCGCAAATAAAACTCAATGACTTTCGTAATTTGACGTTCAAAGACACGAGCTTGATCACGAATCGCAGGGTGCGCTGTATCAGAAACGTTGACAATTTTGCTGGCACAGCGCTCTGCAATTTCTTCGGGTGTAAACCCTCTATTGTTGGTTGTATGGACTTGAACGCCAAAATCTTCTGGCAAGCTCATATTCAAAGCAGGTATCATGTTTTCTCCCTAATAATAAGACCTGTTCGGTAAGCATCCGTAACTTCTTGTGATTCACCAAAGTTTTTGACGCGAGAAAGGGCTTCTGTAAATCTTTGTGTATAATTCTGCACAAGATCACCTTCACCCTTCATAAAAGTGTACGCCTCTATTAAACTACCATATAGCATAGAAACTGAAGCATTCGTGCTTAACCATGTTGTCCCACTTCCAGAACCAGCAGTCAAAGAAGCTGGTCTGTAGAAGTAATGAAGCTCAACATTGTAATTTGAATCTGGAGTTGGTCCTAGAATAAAGTTATCAACATCAAACTGCGCATAATACCGAGGAGCACCAGTCGTAGAATTGTTCGGGTTAAAAGACTGAACAAAGTTTACGTCTTTAAATAGCACAAACTCTTTGTTGCTGCCGTTTGTAAAAGACAGACTAAATGGAGCCAAATAATCATCAGGTAAAGCAAGATATTGATTGCTTGCAGTAAGATTTCCTGTTTGATTTTTTCGGAAAACCTCAAGTTGCGCTATTTTTAA